TGTCTTGCCTCCTATCTTTGAATTATAAATTGAATACCTGCCCAGTCTGCAATGTTGTTGCTCTGCTGCAATCTCTTATTCTCCATATCAATCAAGATTGCTTCTGTCTCGGAAATCTGTTTGCCGTTTACAAAATACTTCTTCATAGCTTCGCCCTCCCTTGATTACTTAGCATACAGTGTTACTACAAGTCCACGTCTCAAAGCGCAGCGGCAAGCGTCCAGACCTGCCTTCAATGCTCGCTTGATGAACTTATTGAAGAGTTCTGCACCGATGAGCTTCAAGATACCGCTTACACCTACGAGCGTGTTTATCTTCTTGCCATCCTCTGTGCGTCCGAATACCTTGATGCGGAAGTTTGAGTTGATGAACTTTGTTGTGAACTCTAAAACGTTTGAATTTGACTTTTTCATTTTCTTTGGCTTAACCGTGTTGCCTAGGGCTTAAATTACTGAATGTTTACTGTGCTTATCTCCTAAACACGCTGAAAAGATATTAATATTTTTCCGTTCCACCAAAACTTTTCCCGAAAGATATTAATATTTTAACTTTTATTTACTGTTTATGACGTAAACACTACTATTTTCTGTCGTTATCAGTCGTTTTCGGTTGTTTTTTACCTCGTATGTCAATGACAGCAAATCGGTTGCCTTAGTTTTCCACACTCTATATAATAATAACCTGCACGCCTTAGTTTGAATGAATATATAATCTAACTCTCATATCCCCTACCCCTTTTCTCTCAATGAAAAGTGTTCTTCGCACAAAAATGGGCAGGAAAACGCTTTTCTTGCGTCCCTGCCCTTTCTAACAAATGATATTATGATTGAACCTATTGAACTCTCTTCTTGATGCGCTCCTTTATCCAGTTTACCGCAAGAAGGAACAGAAACAGAATCACGCAATCGCCAATGAATAGCCTTACCTTGTGCCAAGTGCTCGCTGGCTTCTCTACCTCCTTGGTCTTGTATCGGTTCACGTAATGCTTGACCTTTACTGTGTCGGTCACGAAAACATAGGTATCGCCTACGATGGTGTCCGTCTTGGTCGTTGTCTTCCACCTGGTGGTCGTAAGGTTGTGCCACCGCTCCTTGATTACGGTGTCGCCCTTGATGTACACCAGCACGCTGTCCTGCTTGAATACGCTGTCGTACTGCCGGGTGTCCTGCCAGTGGATCTGTCGCTGGTTCACGCTGTCACGTCTTACACTGGTGTGTGCGCTGTCGTGATAAACCGTGTTATTTTGGGCTGTTTTTGCGCAGGAACAGCCCAAAATCAAAAGTGGGGTAATTATAAGTATGACGAAAAAAAACGCCACAGAACGCAAATTTTGCCCTTTTCTTGAATTTTCCATACTCTATAAACGTTAGATTGATGTGTTTATTGTGCAAGCACCTTGATTTCCAGGGCTTCCTTGGCTCGCTTCAAATACTTTTCGCATTCTGCCAGCCCTTTGTACCCTCCGTTTATCTTTCTTCGGATAGCCTTCAAGTTGTCTTGGTCTGCCAGCTCATTGCAGCCGAAGGTGTCGAATACCCACATCGAGGATTTCGTTGCACCGAATGGTCGTTCCAAAAGTTCGGGTGTGCCAACAACATCGAAGCCGCAATAATTGGCATACTTTCTGTAGTTGGCTCGCCCGGTAATCTGTATCAATCCCCTGCCCTTGTACTTCACGCCATCGCCCTGCTGGGTGTTGCCGAGGTCTTTCCTGCCCTCGTATGCCTTTCCGCTTGCAAGTTCCTTGGTGTATCTCAACTCTCCGCTTTCGTGGGCAATCTGTGCGAGGTAGTGCGCCATTCGCAAAGGAGTATTGATGCGGAAATGCTCCGCCCATCCGTTGATGATTGGGAGGTAGGTGTCTGCCTTGCTGCCTGCATTTGGCATTATCTTTACCAGTTGCGCTCTAGTTACCCTCATTATCTCCTCCTTTCTTCCGCTCTTCCTTCATTATCTCGACAACCGCCTTCGCAATTTCATCCTTATTTTCTAGGATCACCTGCATCGTGCGGTCTTGCTTGCGTATCTCTGCCTTCTCGTATGCCTTTTCCCGGATGCTCTTGAACTCGCACATAAGCAGATACACCGTCCAGGCGATTGAGAACATAGGGAAGGGGGAGATAATACACGTAGCTACGTCCATAAGCGAAGCAATACCGAATGTCGGAAAATACTTCTTCGCCTTGTCGCACGTCTTCTTTAGTCCAGTTGACGTTCTTGCAATATGCAGTTCCTTCGCCTTCTGTATGCCTGCTATCAAGTCAATTGTCATCGCTATCAGAATCGTAGCGAAACAGATAAAAATTACTAGGGCGCACAGATATAGGTGGTGCACCTGAAAATCGTGAAATACTTCGCTCATATCAATTTATTTTTTTGGTTTATTCCAATTTTTCCCAGTCGATGGTCACACCCTTCCCGATGATGTCTGCCGTCCACCTGCAGAATGCCATACCCTCGTATCCGTCTGGATCACTGGCTACGGCAATGGCATACTGTACGCAGTCGCTCTCGGTCTTGATTACCTTTGGATAGAAGTCCGCATAAGCCATATTTGCCAAATAGAGAATATCCCCGATGGTCGTGCCCTTGGAGATTATCTCGTTGTTTGTCGCCAACCGGATTTCGTCAACTGTCCATCGGTGACTCGTTCCATCTACGTTCTTCATCTGCTCGCTCGCCTTGATAGCTAGCTGCTTCGTGAAGTGGTAGCCGTGCTTGGCAACGTATGCCACGTACCCACTGGCTCCCATGAGTGCCTTTGCTGCCTTCTCGTATGGTAAGCTGTGGATGATGTCGCTCTCTTGGTGCTGGTGTCGCTCTTCCTCGCTATCGCAAGAATGGCGCAAAACGATGATTTTCTTCATTGTGCGCCCTCCTATCCTAGTTTGTCGAGTAATTGCTTGACCATACCGCGAATGCCGCTTATATCGCCCTCAAGTGCCTTAAAACGCTTTTCGGTTTCCTGCTTCTCCTTGATTGCCGGGTTCAAAGCTGCAAGAAGTTCTTCGCCCTTGGCTTTCCGCTCCTTGCTTGGCTCGTATGCCTTGATTATCTCATCGGCTTCATTTACCAATTTCCCAACTTCGGGCAAAAGGTCTGCCTTGTCGGTTGCCAGTACGATTTCGCCTGCAAAGGTTACTCCCAGGTGTTCGGGGATGGTGTAGATGGTCTGCTTTCCCTCCACCTCGATTGTTACGTCTCGCATTGGCTGTCCGCTGCTGGAAATGGTTGCGATGCCAGTGTTGATGTGCGGCTGGTTGTCTACGACCTTGCCTTCCTTAACTTCCACCGTCTGCTTGTCTAGCAGATAGACCGGATGATTTCTTTGAATATTCTTAAATTCCATAATGCGCTCTTTTTAGATAATTCGATAAATAGACAAAAAGGGGTCTCACCGATAGCACGGTGAGTTGCCCCTTGATAGATTTTTTTAGACCTCTACGCTCCAGTGGTGGTCGTGGTGGTCTTCAACGCTGCAATAAGTTCAGCGTTCTGTCTCTGCTGGCTCAACTCCAGGCGTGCATCGTTGTACCTCTGCTGCAAATCCTGCTGCCAGTGATTGTTCAGCACGTCAATAACTCGCTGGGTGTTGTCTTGGTTCGAGCGGATGATGTCGCACTTGTCCTGCTGAAGCTGGAAACCGAGTGCTGAGAAACCTCGCTCTATGCTGCGGTTGTTGAAATCGAATCCTCGCTGCATTGAGTTCTGGATGTCCTTCTGCCCCAGCTGGTTCTCGTAGCCCATCTTGATGATGTTCTGCTGGGTCTGGCAGCAGCAGTCCTTCAACTGCTGGATGATGTTGAGGTTTCCGAGGTTCGCTGCGTTGATTACTCGCTCTGCGCTGAGACCAACCTTGCCGCCTACATCTTGGATTGCTGCCTGCACGCCACAGACTGCATTCTGCAGCTGACTCATATCGCAGTTAAGATTCTGCGCCAGCTGACCAAGAGCAACGCTGTTGCCCTTCACTGCGTCCATCAGGAGAGCGGTATTATTGCCGTCCTGCATCTGTGTGCGAAGGCTCGCAATCTGATTCTGCAATTCCGTGTCCTGCAAATTGCCGCCACGGTTATTCCAGTCTCGCATCCAAGCCATCATCATCATATAGGCAAACGGGTTGTTCATCCAGTTGCCCATACCACCGTTCATTGCTGCCAGCATAGTCGCTGGATCATTGTCTCTACCTCTAGCGAGCAACGCTGCCGCCAGGTTGTCATTGCCACTGTCCCCAGTGCAATAAACTTTCTCGATTGTGTCTGCCATAAAATTTTGAGTTAATTATGTCGTGGAAGCCAAATATTGGAATCCGCTGCAAAGATACTCTGATTTTTGGCTCGCTCCAAAAAGTTAGTACACTGGTATTTATCGAATTATTGTCAAAGAACGCTTTTGGTTATTTTCTTTTTGTTTCTTGATTAAACACAAATCGGCTCAACGTCCTTGTTTAGAAGGGTTGCTTGTGCCGTGGCAAGTCGATAAACTCGAGACGTGCCGAGATAAGTGTAAGCCATCTTGCAAAGATGCCTAACAGCTGGAACGGTGCGGTTTAATACGGTCGCAATGGTCGTAATACTGAATCCTGCGTGTATCATCTGCTCAACGACCATACATCGTGTCATTACGAGGTTTTCTGCTCTCGACTTGCCGAGAACGTCTTCTCTCTTAATACTCAACTCTCCGTTCTGAAGTTCAATAGCACAACACTTGATTACGTTGTCTATAACTCGCCATAGTTCTTTCTCCTTTTCATTCATCTCTGTTCTCTTTTTGTTCATTTTCCTTTGGCTCGTCAACCTCTCGGAAGTCCTCGGGCGTGTCAAGGTGGGGAACGTCCAACTTCTCCCCACCAATGAAATACGAATACCCTAGATAAATCTCCTTGCCATAGTTCGTGCCATCTGCGATGCGCTCGAACATCTTGCCGTCATCAGCGATGATGTGCTTGTCGTTGTCTTTGTCTATCTTCATACCTTATTACAATGAGTTTAAACCATATTTCTGTCTCTCTTCTTCCGTCAACTCGCTCCAACCGACAATCTTGTCTGCAAATCTACTCCAGTTCGTTGCCGTCTTGTATGTCTCTATCGCCGAATCTGGGACGTAAATCTTCAATACGCTAGAAGGAATGCAGTATGAATTTATAGTTGCTGGTGTCTCTGTTCTTCCTATGATTTTTTCTATCGGGCACCCATAGTAAACATAGTTATGACTTGCACCTGGACTCTTTAAGCTGACTGGTAGTAAACCAACAGTCAATTTAGTATCTGCGAATGTTCCGTCAAAGTTATATATAGGATTTTTGTCGAAGATGTCAAATGGAACTTCTTTTAACGATTTGCACCTCGAGAAAATTCCATAATAATTACTATAGTAATTATCATCTTCATCAATTTGACGTAGTTTTTCCATCTTGTCGAACAATCCACGTGGAACGCTCTCTATGGTAGCACACTTTTCAAAAACAGAGATGGCAATTTCTACATTTTTTAAATTATCAAACAATCCAGCAGGAATAGACTTGAGCGATTCGCAGCCTTGAAAAATACCTTTACCATTATACTCACTGAGACTAGTAGAATTCCCATTTAAGATAAAAACGGATTTTGGTATTTCCTTTAGCTTATAACACATATAAAAGAAGCCTGATAAATATGATGAATTGAAACATACGTCTTCACTTACATACTCCAATGCTGTTTGTCTTTTTAGACTGTTTGGACCTATCATTGTATTTCCAACCGTCCAAAAGGCTACAATGCTTCCTTCTGAAAAAAGTACTTCTGTATTTCTTTTTTCGACGGAATCCAAAGATACATTATGAAGAGCATTACCATCCGTATAAGTATGCGAGCCTTCATTGCTGGTACTTCCATCTCCCCAATCTATATTGACAGAAGAACCTCTATTAATGTTAATAGACACAGAGTTACCAGTCAACAAAACTTGCATCTTTCCGTTAGGCTCTGGCTTCATCGTCATAATATCTAATTCGATTTCGTACGACTTTGATATGGTCTCGTCCGAAGAAGGTATGATGACTCCAGTATCTTCGCCGCCACTATATCGGATAACGTAACCGTAGCGTTCTCCTTTGGCTAATGGCACTTTTGCCGTTCCCGAGGAAAGGTCGTATATCAAGCTATTGATTTCAACGGTCGCTCCTTTTATTGCTCCATATTGACTTGTCACTTTGAATGTAACAAATATGGTTTCCTGCGTTGTTCTTGCTGAAATTGACAAATAAGGATAAAGACTCTTCATTCTCTCGATGTCTTCCTTGATAGCCTTAAGCACAACATATTTTCCGCTCAAATATGCTGTTTCCGTATATTCGCCGCTGTCGCCAATTCCCTTGATTTTTGAAAGTTTATTCAAGATATTGAAATCCGACTTGGTTGCATCAATATTGGTGCATCTAGCGTACTTTAATGCGTTAGTTGAGGAAAGAACGCTGTCTGCTATACTTAAGAAGTCAACATTTGGGCAGTTTTCGACAACTAGTGTTGAAAGATTCGCCCACGATTCCATGGTTAAACCAAGCCCCAGCTTCTGCTGGTTCTTTAACGTCAAGTTGGTAATGGTGGCTGGAAGCTGCAAAACTCTGAGCACGCCGCCCTCAGCAAGATTCACGGCTGTAGCCTTCGTTCCCTTCGCATAAATCTCCTCGATGTTCTCGCAACCACTCACGTCAATGCTTGTGGTGTAGTTCGGGCAGTTCTGAATATCCAGCTTTCTCAGCTTTGAGTTGTTACCCAGGGACAAAACACTGAAGTTCTTGTTTTGGTAGCCTGCCTTGGAAGAACCGATAATTAACTCCGTGATATTCGTTGCCTTCGATACATCAACTGTGCCAACGTATAGAGCCGACAAGTCGCCAATAGTCTTAATCATAGAGGCATTGTAGATAATGGTCTCGGTGTCGTTGAACTTGATGCCAGCAGGCGCAGTAATAGTCTTCACTTCTCCCTCTCGCATTCTCTCACTCTTGGTCACGCTACCCCAGCGGATAGTCCCATACATTGCAGAGAACGCACCGATGGTGATGTCTGCCTTTGGCTCTACACCTACCCATACACTTGGTGTGTATGTTCGGAAAGTAATGTAGTCTGACAACGAAGAGCCTGCCTGGAACTTAGAATCCATGTACTTGAATCGGTTGTAGAGCCACCATCTTCTGTGTGCATCTCGGCTACCTTGGAGGGCATAGAGAAACGCACCAGTCTTCACAGTCTGCGCAGTTCCAGTGGAATAGTCCGTATATCCGTCAATCAAAGGCGATTCGTACTTGAAGTACCCGTCCTCATTGTAGACGCTCTCGCACCACTTGTCGCTCTGTCTTGTGTTGCAGAACTCGATAGTCTTGTCGTAACTTAGAATGCCCTTCTGACGCAAGTCCTGGTACATCTTCGTGATGTCGGAAGAAAAAGCCTGCTCCACAAGTTCCCAAAGCAAGGAGTTCGCACCGTTCCATACATTCAAGTTACCGATAATGTCGTGTATTTCTATATCGTAGCTAAACTGTATTGCACCCTCATTATTGATACCGAAGACTGTATCATTATCGTAGAAGATAAAAATCCACTTTCCACCAACATAAAATGTTAAGAACTGGTTCTTCGCTCTTTGGTCAACCATTCCGAAAACCAAAGTGATGACGTAGTAGAAAATTATTGTCTTCTTGTCAAAATGCTCAGCGAACTCTGCCTTGAACTTCTCTATATTGTCCTTGCAAGAAACTACCCATGCAAACACTTCCTTCATCTTTGAGATGTCTTCGTTGCCGTCAGGATAACGACTTTCGAAATCGTTCTTCCATCCGTCACCGCTGAAATCGGCTGAACGGAAATTTGAGCGGTCGCTGGTGTTGTTCAGAAACTCCCACGATTCGTCCCCTTCCATAAAGCCGAATGTGTTCTCTGCGCTCTTGTCGGTGTTGAAGTTGTACTTGCCGATGAACTGAGGTGTATCACCTGCATTGCTTCTGTGGAAAATCAAACATGGCTCTCCATATACAGTCGTACGGATAAGTGAGTTCTTTTTCTGTGGTTCTGTCTGTATGCCCGCCTCTTTGAGCATCCACCCGATATAGTTAGCTAAACCAGTATTGTGTGTGCCACTGCTCTCGGCAAAGTCAGCCTTCCAGCAGAAATTTGCTGCTGGCAACACTGCCTCCTCATTTAGCGTGAACATGTCTTGATGCTTTCCGCTCTCTGTCATATTGAAACCATTCTTAAACTGCCCCTTATAGTTCTTTCGTGGGTAGTACTGGGAAGATGTACCCTGCACGTTCAAAACAACATCATCGGCAGTAAAACTCTTCTCTGGATGGTTCTTGTCAACGTACTCAATGCTAACGGTTTTCTTGTCTCCCTTAAACTGTGATAACTCGCCAGTAATGATAAGGCAAGGTATCTGCTCCAGCATCTTAGAATAACTCAAATTGCCGTATATATCATAGACTTGATTACGGTTGAAAATAGCCAGTTTCTTGTCTATATCGTCCATATCTGCAATATAGTTATCCAGTAGCTGCTGGGCGTTGAGGTTGTTGGAATAGCTTCTGATATTGTAGATGTCAATCGTGGCTGTCGAAGAATCAACGGTTATTCCTACAGGTGCCGACTGCGTGAATCCATCATTGTTCGGGTACTGCAAGGACTGGGACTTGATGCCGTTGATGTATATCTGCATCAATCGGTTATTGGCTCGTTTCTCGATAACGAAAGAGATGCGGACACGCTCATCTTCCTTGTACTTGGTCTCCAGTGCTGATTGCTCCGATGTAATGGAAATCGTGTTAGGGGTCAGTTGCAAGCCGATGCCGCCCTGCATGCATGATAGGATTACACTTGTAAAGTCGGTTATCTGTCTTACGGCAAACTCAATCTCGATTGTTTTTCCAGTTTGTCTGATGTCATTGGCGAACAAATGCAAAGGTATGCTCATTGTTGCACCGCCGCTTAAGCGCATGGCAATGTTACCGTCCGAGTCCTCAACCCAGCCGTTGGTCTGATAGTTCATACCATTGAAAGAAACTTCGATGTCATTGTACTTCCATATCTCTTTGTTTGTGTCTTGGTTGCTCCTGCCCTGCGAGGTTAGGAACAACTCGAGATTCCGGATTTCTGCCTCTGATGTAATGGAAGACTTGTCAACAGTCAATGGGAAAGTCTTGCTTACGCTTCTGCAAGTTATCGTCATAGCGGCATAGCCTTGGTTCATCGACTTATATACCCACGATTGCTGGGTGCGGTCAACCTTTCGGGTTGCCACTGTTGAGTCGTTAATCTTCAAGGTAATGTCTGCTGGGTTGTTCAATGGGTCATAGACCACGAAAGGAATGGAAACCGTCTCGTACTGCTTCATGTAGATATGTTCCATGGTGCTAGCGATAATTGGGGTTTCGTTTCCTCGCTCGATACAGACGAGTGCAAAGTTAAGGTGGTTACTCTTCAGTTCTGACCCCTGCACAGATGCGGACAGATAAACTTCCAGGCTATGCGCTCCGTGCGCTTGCGCTGGAATCTCAAAGGACTGCTGGCGGTTGTTGACTTCCGTCTCCTCGGTGTGTATCTCCTCGCCGTCCAAGAGAATATGGACGACCTTCTTGATATTGCCGATTGGTGTGTACACAAATGGGATTGCACCCTCGTATGCGGTCACGCTATCGAAGCTTGAAGAAACAAAAAGGTTTACGGTTGTGACTTCGTAAACGTAGCTTCTGCTGCTTCCCTCCCCGTTGTCGATAGTGAATCTGATTTCCGTAACATCATCGCCTATGTACTTCGTTACATCAATCGTATACGTGCTGCCCGAACGCAGGGAAATGCGCTCACGCTGCAAACCCGCAACGTAAACCGTACAAGAACCGCTCATCTGAGAAAGGTCTTGCTCGTTGTCGTAATAGGATAAGTACTTAAACTTGAAAATCTCGGCACTCCCAGGGGTCGTATATTCGCTAGGCGTGGCGAGAATCGTATTTTTCATTGTCGCTTGCGTTGCTCCAGTGTTCGGAAGTTGAATCTGCGAGAGGACCAAGTCGGCGTATTTCTCGCTGTCTTTGTTGTAGTTCTTAGCGTCTTCCTCGCTGGCAAAAACCTGCAAAAACTTGCTATCCTTAACTTGGAAGAAGCCGCCCTTCTTAGCGAATGTGTTCTTGATGAGTTCTTGTACTCGCCGTCCCGACACCGGCAAGTTTCCAGTGCTGGAATCCCCTCCCCAGTTGGTGGAAAGGTTTATCGGTTTATCATAAACTTTTGCCATTGTTATTACTTTTAATTATTTTTCCATGCTTCGCTATCAATCCATGGTTTAGAGTCTATCCAGTGCCCGCTCCCGAAGCAAGAACGGACCGCTTGCCAAACAAGCCTCGCTCCTCGATAGACCGCCGCGATAACCTTGCCCTTGGCTTGTATTATCGCTATGTCGTGTCCAAATGCCCGAATCATACCTATTCCTCCTCGTAAACAAAATAAATCTTGCTTTCGTCCTTGTTGATGGAATTGTATTCTTTCTCTCCGAGGACTAAAAGGCTGTCTTCGTGATGCCCGATATGGTTTACAATGTCCTCGAAAAGCCCTCCGACACGGTCTGCGGTATTGCAACCGACCTCCGTCTCATTCTTGACCTTTTGAGCCACCTCCCGCATTTGGGAAATTGTCTTGATTACTGTGTCTGCCATACGCTCTAGTCTCCTATCGCATGCACATGCGCCCGACTACCTCTAACCGGGCTTATCTGCTTGCTCTTTGCGTGATACTTAAGATAATATAGGCAGTCGGATAAATACCCTTCTGCCAATCCCATAATGTCGTTGTATTGCTTGTTGTTGGTTATGTCCTGCACATGGTCGGAATATTCGTCTCTGTGACGCATACCGCCAGCACGGCTTATAATTGTTCCATCGGCTCGCAATAACTTCGCATACGTGAAATAAGCGACCGCCTTGCGTACACCGTTACAATACCTTAGCTTCTTGAATTCGTTTCCGTCCTCGTCTCTCTCCTTGGTGTCCCACTCGCCTCCGTCCAAGAATAAATCGGGAATAAAAGAATCGTCGAAGGTGTTGTCCCATGGGCAAAGTCCGATTGATGCCTTGAAGTTCGCCCAGCCGATGGCTGGCAAGATAAAGGCATCCTCGCATTCTCGGATAAGCTTCTCCACCTCATCCTCATCAAGGTGTGCGCTGGTCGGTCTTGCAAGTTGCTTGAACTGCTCGACCGTCAATAATGGTTTACGTTCAATCTTTGGCATGGTCATTCGTTTTTGATGGTGTTGTTTCCCGCCTCGCTGCTGATATACTTCAACGGCTGTAGTTTGGGGTCTAGGTTCTGAATGCCTGGATCGTGCCAGTTCTCGAAAATCTTCTTGAAGGCTCGCTCGATGAATCGCTGCTCTGTCGTCACCTCGCCTGCATAGTATTCGTAAGCGTCCTGCATAACTTGTCCGCTGAATCCCAGCTTGCCAATACGGATGGAGTAGAAGAGTTCTTGGTGGAACTGTGCGTAGATGCGCTCGATAACGCTGCTATCGGTCACGGAAAACTCCTTGTCGAAGTTCTTCGTAGGGAAAGACACAACCTTCGGTTCGTCTTCCTCGTTCTCAACCTCGACCGCAAGAATCTTCGCTGTGTTCTCGTCTCCTTGGAACTGCAGAAGGTCTTCATCGGAAATCATCTGTCCGCTCTCCACCTCTTTGCCGTTCTCATCGAACTTTGGAACGCCCTTCTTGGTTACGAGCATACACGATACGAGGAAGTTGTTTCTCACGTTTCGCATCTTCACGTTGCCCAGTCCCTCATCGGTAGAAATCTCAGTGATGGCTGAATCGTAGCTGGCTGTCGGATAGATAAACTTTCCGTCTAGGCTCTGCCACAGAATCTGCCCATTGTAGCTGTCGATACCGCCAGCGTTCTCAATCTGTTCAAGAACGATGTCGGGGTCGGGATTGAAGGTGTTGATGCGCTCGATGGTCTTCTCGTTCACCATCAACCGCTTTCCGTTCCTCGTTTTCTTCTGCTCCCAGTCTGGGTGCAGCAAGACGTGCGCCACGTTCCCCTTGTCGTCCGTCTCTTCAAGTCGGCAATTTTCAAAGGGTACGTGGCTCACGCTCGACACCTGCCCGAGAACGTTGTAGTTCACGTGAAGGGCAAAGCCTCCAAACCTCGCAAGGTCGCCCGATACGTTCCGAAGCAAATCGTCTGCCGTGTCCCCTTGCTGGTTCATCGCTAACGCTGCGATAACATCGCTATCGAAGCCGTAGCCCTCAATGAATCGGGCGTAGCGGTTAAGGCAGAGCATTGCCGTTCCGCTGGCTTCCGTGATGCGTGCGAGGTTCTGCGGATATAGATTATCATATCCGTATGCCTGCATCTTGAATCGGCTGACGTAGCCAATATCAATTCTTCGCTTCGGCTTCTTAACTGTCTTTACGTTCATCTTGCTTGTGTCGTTTTACTTGTTGTTTTGTCACTCTTCCTTGCCTGCTTTCTCGGCTTGGTCGAGGTCTTTCTTCTTGTCGCTGCCTGCTGGCTGCTGTTTGTTCTCGATGAGTTCCTCGCTGGGTATCTTCTGGAAGTATTTCTCCATCTGTGGGTACTTCGTCAGATATTCGTGCGCTACCTTGTCGGTCAGGTTCTCATTAGTGAAAATCTTACCATGGTAAAAATCCGGGCAGGAAATGATAAAACCTGCCTTCATTGCGTAATTACATTGCTTTGGCATAGCCTTTTCTTTTTTGAGTTTTGAATAAATTTCGATTAAAGCATCGTGGTAACACTGCTGGCAGGTTGTCGGAACAAACCGCTTCCGTGTTACCTCGAAATATAGAGATTCAATAACTGCCTTGTCGGATGCGTCAAAGGGACTGTCAAACCGTTCCTTCAACTCTCCGACCTTGGCTGTCGCTTCCTCGTAGGTCATAGCTTAACCTCCTACGGCTTCTGTTGTCAGACTGGCGTACTTGGCTGCCGTTGTCTCGCTGTCTGTATCAAAGAAGAAATAAGCTGCCTTCGGTACGCTCTCCTCTTCCAGCGTGATAAGCCAGCCGCCCTCGGTGTCGTCTGAGTACTTGTCGTTTTCTCCAGCACTTGCCTTCAGTGCCTGCGCATATCCAAATACCTGGTACTCTGCCTTTCCGTCCGCTCCCTTCGAAAGGTTGCGCAGGATGATAACGAACTTTCCGTTCGCCAGTCCGTCAATGATATTTGCGCAAACGTCAGGTGTGTTTGCCAATACCACGACTGCTACGGTATTCTTCCAGCTGTTGCGATACGTGCCAACGATTAGCTCGGTCTTGGTTCCAGTGTATGGCTTGCTGCCTTCCTGCCGGATAGCGTATGCTTTCTTGCCAGTCTTCAAGACCAATGTGCTAATTATATTACCCACGACAAAGGACTTGGCAAAGTCAATGTCGTCTCGGTTGATGATAAGTCCATCGCCCTCCAATCCCTTTGTTACCTGGTCTTCGCAAGGGATGATGATGTCCTGGGCGATAAGGCTCTCGCAAGTTTTTGCCATATTAATTCGTTTTAAAATTGTTATATCCCCAACACCGTTTTGTGGGTGTTGAGGATTTGAAACTTAATACTTGATGAAGATATGGAGCGATTAGTAAGCCGCGTGGATCATATTCTCTTCGAGGAGAGCCGTGCCAATCTTACCAGTTGAATAGATATAGTTTCTACGCTCCTTGTGGTCGAACCAAGCATCCAGCTCACTAATGAGCGAATCCTGCGGTGTGCCGACCATCAGCTGCTTAGGGTTACAGAAGACCATACGATGAGGAAGGTTGTACGCTGTAGCGCCTTTCTCATAGCCCTTAATCATTCTGTCCCAAATGCTGACACTGGCAATTTTAATGCCGTTGTAGGTCGATGTTTGGAAGCCATCGAAGACCTTCTCCCAAGGCATAATGTCGTGGTACGTCTTCTTGATGTCGTAAGTCAATGCGTCAGCCAGCGAGCGTGTCATAAGAAGCACAGCGTTCGGATCATCGATGATGCGTGAGTCCACGTTCATAAGCATATTGTCTACAAGGTCGGTTGCCACACCCTGCTTGCGGATTGCCGCAATCTGCTCCGCCATCGTGGTTTCCTTGTTGGCTGCAATCTCGGTGCGGTTCTTTGTGGCTGTAGCTGCGAAAATTTTCTTGAAGAGACCATCGCAAGTGGTAAAGTACTCCTTCTTCAATCCATCGGTCAGCTTGCCGCCCTCGGAAACAGTCTGCGCATCCTCAGCACCAAACCAGCCGAATCGCCAAACCATCTGCTTCATAGCACGCTCAAGTGCATCGGTGTAGATTACCATGAAGTCGGTGCTGGTGAGGTCTCCAATGTCTGTGCCGGTCTTCAAGCTGTACTCTGCGATTGAGCCTTTCAGCGAATCATAGCAAATCTTGATTGGTACTTGCCAGTCGCCAAGCTTCCAGCGCTCCAAGTTGTTGGCGATGCCCTTCTCGTCATACGTTGGGTCGCAACCGCTGCCAGCCTTGCCGACCATCTCCATCTCACCAATGATGGCGATAGGGTCTCCGTCCTTGACCTTAGTGATGTTGACGAAATCCGCAATGTTTTCATCCTTGTAGAACGTCTCCTGAACGGCATCCTTGATGGTCTTCAGATTTTCGGGTTCTAGGACAAAGTTCTCGAACTGCTTTACATCAAAAGTATTACTCATAATTTATAACTATCTAATTTGTTTTTACTTGATTTCTTACAACGTTTTAGTCCTTGCTTGGTCGTTTCTTGAAACGATAAGCCTTGACCTTCTCGCTGATAGTCTTTGCGTCCGCCTTAACGTCCACCTGCTCTCCTGCGCCCTTGCCGCTTGGCTGTCGCTGTGCTGGCTGGTAGTGGCTGCTGAAGCCTGCCAGCACCTTCTCCGCACCGCCAGCCATCTTCACTGCATTCAAGATGCGCATATCCTCCTTGCTCTTCGCAAGTTTCTGTGCGCTTGCCAGCTGTGCCTTGGTGTCACTCAACTGCTGATTAAGTGCTGCAACCTGCTGCTGCAACTTGGCTACGGTGTCGTTGTCGGTGCTTGATGCGCTGCTGCCCTCACCGCCTTCACCACCCTCATTGTCGGTGTCGTCTGCGGTCTTAATGTCGGTGATTACACCATCCTCGACAACGATTGTCTTGCCATCGGGCATTTTAAACGTTCCGTCCGGACTTGCCTTGTCGCCAACCTGCGGGTCTCCCTCCTCACGCTCTACGGTCAGTGTCTGTCCGTCCGCTGTGTTGAGTTCCATAGCCTTTGGCTCTACCTTGGCTTGTGGCTCTACCTTGGCTTGTGGCTCTGCCACCGCCTGCTCTGCTTCCTCCAGTGACTTCACGCCCAACTTGGCGAGGATCTTGTCAAGGAGAGAAGCCTTTACTTCTGTTTTCTTCTCCATTGCTTTTGGATTTTGTTGTTTTGAATTAATGAATTGCTCTATATTGCGCTTCGATGCGCTTGCGCTGATTGGCGCAACCGTGCTGCTTATAAGACCTAGGCGCAAAGCCTCGCTGGTGCTGATGAAGATGTCCTTATCCATCAAGGCTTGAATCTCTTCCCGGTCGCACCCGCACCGCTCTACGTATGCGTCCACCATCTTGTCCTGCCACATCTGCATTTCCTCGCCCTGGTTCTTCAAGTCCTTTGCGTTCAGCTGGTCGCCAAGACACCAGCCGGGAATCCACGGATTGTGCAGGAGAAAGGCAGCGTTCTCGTATGCCTTGCGGCTCTCCTTTGGTGCTGCCAGCATAATGATTGTTGCCATACTAGCAGCCTTGCCCTCAATAGTGCAGGTTATCTTCTTGCCGCTCTGTCTCAGTCGGTCGTAAATCGCCCAGCCTTCGACAACAGAACCGCCATTGCAGAAGATACGCATATCGATGGTATCATCATCCTTCGGTATGCTTGCCGCAAAAACATCTATATCTTGGAAACATACGCAGTCACCACCCCACCATTGATACAAAAACTTATTGTCTTGGCTGTCGATGTCGTTGTATATTCTGAGTTTTGCCATTGAAACGTTATTTTTAAGTTTTAAAACGCTGCAAAGATACGATTATTTTCGATATGTTTATCTCACAAACAGTTAATTTTCCTAAACAAGCCGAAAATTTGCGCTCTAAGCGGCTTTTACTGCCTTGGGCGTATAACTTTACCACCTTCGACCAGAAACCGCTCAGAACGCAAATCTTGATGAAATAACAACACCATTAGAGCCTGCCGATATTCTCTATCGTCTGCACTCTCCGCTGGGTGCGGTTTATCTCTTCAACGCTCACTACTGGCTGGGGAGCCATCTGATACCCTCTAGCGACCGCTGCCGCCAGCATATCCATACCGATGTTGCTTCCTCCGTTGTTTACTACGATAGGCACGCCACCTCCAAGCTGGTTGAATGCGGATAATATCGGGCTGAACATCGAAGTCGCCTTGGCGGTCATTACGCTCTCGCCATTGGATAGCCTTGCCGGGATGCTGTCGCTCGTTCCAGTGCCCGAGCCTTGGACGTAGCCACCAGTGGAAAAGCCCTTGACTGCTGCCTTGGCTGCTGCAAACGCTGCCTTGATTAAAGCAAGCTTGGCTGCTGCACTTGCAACTCCTGCCCATCCGCTCGTTGCAATGCTATTTGCAAGAATCTCTACATAAGTCGCAGTCATTTGCTTCTCTATCGCATCTAGGTAGGTTGTCAGCATGGTTTTGAGGAAATTATGAAAAGTCAGATCCTGGCTCTCGAAAAACGCAGCCAACCCATCACCGATTGCCAAGATATAATCGGCTATCATCTGGTTCTGCTCTTGAAGTTTCTGTTGCTTGTTTTTGTTTTCGTCAGCTTGCAACTCAATAGTTGTATCGTGCAGTTCCTGCTGTAGTTGCTTCTGTGCTTCAACATTCTCTTTGGTCATTGCTAGCTTCTGCTCCAGGAAAGCCTTGTATCTCTCCAGCTTGGCTGCATCGTTTTTTTCCTCGCCAGTGCCACCGTGCATAATGTCAGCTTCCCTGCGCTTCTTCTCCGCATCCTCAAACTCCTTGTTGAGTTCGTCCACAATCTCCTTTGCTTGGTTCTTCAAGTCCGCTTTTGCTTTTATCATTATGTCGAGAAGCTTTGCCTGCATTTCCTGCGCCTTTTCTGCTCCTATCTCTCCAGCCGCCACGTATGCGTCAATGCTTCGTGCCACCATATCCTTCTCCAGCTGTTCGAGGTCGTTGCTGTAGTCTCGCTCGTTGTCGTACATACCTGCGAGGTATCGCTTCTTTGCGTCCATTACTTGCTCGTTGTACTTGTACTGGATAAGTGCAATCTGTGCCTGCAATTCCTTTTCCTGCTTCTTTCTGCGCTCTGCCTCTGCCTTGGCTTCCGCTTTCTCCTTGGCTCTCTGTGCCTTGGTCTTGGTGGTGCTGCCCTTGGCTGGTGTCGTTCCCTTGTTTCCGTTCACTGGTTCGCTGCTGGTCGCTCCACCGTCTAGGTTCGCAAGTTTCAGATGCTTCAGTCTTCCGTTCACTGCGTTCTCGTATCCGTCAGCGAATGCGTTTCCAAAGTCTGCGCCAGTCTGCTTAATATCATTCCATCCTTCCTTGATAAACTTGGAAAGGTCAAATATCTCCTTGAATCCCTGCTGTGCCTTGGAAAGGTCGAACGTTACGATACCCTCCAATATATCGAGCGCACCCTTTAGGCTTCTGCCGACTTGTTTCATTGCATCGATGATAAGGTTTGCCACGCCTCTAACTACAGACCAAACTCCACGAAAAGCAGCTCCAAGTGTCTGAATAACTCCACGCAAAAGAAGGCTCTCGTTGTACCAGTCGATGAAGTAGTTTATCGCCTTCACCACTCCCTTGATAACTGCTGTAAGTGATTTCTTCGCAATCGTTGACAGCTGAGCCTTCATCTTCTCGAATCCACCCCCGGTGTAATCAAACAATGAAGCCATTGCGTCCTGCAATTCCTTGGTTGCGTTCAATTCGTCTTCTTGCGCCTTGGCTATATCCCCGGACTTTGCCTTTACTTTGTCCATATCGAGTTCGATATCACCGAGCATTTCAATATACGCCAGTCCGGCATCCTCTCCAGGACCACCGAAGATGTTGGCAATTGCGCTACCTACAGCAGCACTTGACTGTGGGAGTTCCTTCAACTTATTAGCCACCTCTTGCATAACCTGGAATGTGGTCTTGCTTCCGTCCTGCAAGTCCTTTTGAACTTGCTTGGAAGAAATACCTATTCCGTCAAGTGCAGCAGCCGTAGCGGTTGTCATTTCTCGCAGTCGTAGATTTCCTTCCTTGATGGTATCAACGCCCTTGTCGCTGAAGATGCCTTCCTTGGTCGCTTGCGTTGATATTGCCACCATTTCCTCGGCACTCAGTCCGGCTTCCTTGAAGTATCTCGGGTATTCCTTAATCGTGTCGAGGAATTCTCCGTTGGCGTTTGCACCGCTCACCAGTCCGTCCTGCATAATCTTCAAACTATCAGATACGGAAATACCGAAAGCCTTGCTCATCGTATTAGCAGACTGCATCGTCTCCGTGAATTCCAAACCGAATGTATTGGATACCGCAAGAACCTCGTTGCGCACGGATTTCATCTCGTCCCCAGTCAATCCGGTGAACTGCTGCGTCAGTCGTGTGGCTTCCATCAATCCCTTGTTGTAGTCATACCACCACTTGAATGCCATTCCGACACCAGCCACACCTGCCATAGCGAGGAAATAAGGGTTGGTCAATAAGGATAGAGCCGTTTTTTTCAACGCACCAAACTTCACCCTTAGGTCTTCCACAGACTTTCCCATTTCCATAACCTTTCCGATTCCGGTATCATCAACAACATCAAAACCGAAAAACTCGGTATTCTGTAGGTCGTCAGCCGCCTTAATCATTGAATCGTAATAGCTGCCGACACTGCGCTGAAATCTTCCTGTAGCCTCCTCAGCCTCTTTCAGTTCCTCTATCAAGTCTTGAATATGCTCCTGCATCTCCTGACCCTTGGAACTATCACGCTCGGCACGGCTCATCTCATCGTAAGCCTTTGTGGCATTTGAAAGCTGGGCACGCAACTGCTTCAAGCTGCCCTCCTGCTCGTTCTCTGTGCGAACGTTGTTCTGTATCTCCTTCTGCAAGGCTCGCACGTTGTACTGGTATTCCTTGATGGTTGCGTTGATGGCTTCCGTCTGCACCTTCATCTCGTTGGTCGTGATGGTCTTGTCTTTTTCCTGCTGCTTCAAGTCCTTGATGGATTGCTTTAGCTGGTCTATCTTCTCCTTGTATCTGATGATGCCATAGATTGCATCCTCGTACTTGACCTTGATGTCAAGTATCTGCTGTTTGTCTTCACTTACCATAGTTTTTTGTCTTTTAGTTGTTCAACTCTATCATTGTAACCTCGCAGTATCCGCTGTTTGTTGTCTTGATTTCGAGAACAGCAAAATACGCTCCGTACTGGGCAAGGTACACTGGCTTCGTTTCATCAAAGTTCAGTATCTCCAAATCGGAAAGGTTGAACCGCTCCGTTATCTGGTGCGGGTTCGCCACTGTCTTTCTCAACTTTTCCAGCTTGCTGTCGAAGATACCTTGCAGGTCGATGTTGAAAGCCAATACCGCATAGCCGGCATCGTCCTTTGCAAGATTCACGATTCGGTCTTTGCACGCCTTGTACTTGGTGGCTGTCTGTACCGTTAACGTGGTTCTACCAAAGGTGCGTTGCGTACTCTCCCACTCGTATATCGGTATGCGGTTTCCGTCCGTGGCTGCGAAAGGCAGCGTGCAAACGTCCTGCGTATATTCCAGCGTCTTGTTGTCTATCTCCATATCCGCATCGTGCTTCTGAAAGACGGTATCGTCTTCCTTCCACTTGTAGATGTTATGCTGGCAATAGTCCTCTACGCTGAAATCGGTCTGCCTTGGATGGTTGCAGGCTTCGCTTGGAATGAGCTTCTTCGTCCAGTCCACCGCTTGCGCCTTGGCTTCCCATAGGCTCACGATGTCCGCAAACGCAAGTCTTCCATCGGTGAATCGCTGGCTTGGGAACGTTGATGTCAGAATGCAGATACACTTCAGTAAATCCGTTACCTTGATGTCGGGCAGGTTCTTGCCGATAGGGAAATTTCCTCCGTAGGGAACTTCATCGCTCTGACTGATGCTTGCATAAATGCGTCCGTTGTACCCACGCAAATCCCTCAAGACTCCCTTACCGTAGTGTTTGAACTCGAAGGTCACGATGTCACCCTCTTCAAGTTGAATCTCCCCTCGTCCTGCTGCAAGGTGTATGAACCGTCCGTTTACCTTGTCCGAGTCGTAGTCTGTAATATACCTTCTAGAAGAATCATCTTCGTCTATCTCCTTGCCTGCGATGTATGTCTTTGTGTACTCGCTTTCCTCCTGGTCGCTCGTATGCTTTGATACAACCTTGATTTCAACGTAGCAAGGCTCGTACTGATATACTCCGTTATGTTCTGTAGAGCCTTCGTAAGAACTGCCGACATACCCATTCGGGCGTGCATTCGATGCGTCCCACGACCAGTTTATCTGAACATCGAAAATCATCGTGCAGGCAATCTTTACTTTCAGCTGGCTGTATCTGGTCGCAAGTTCCAGTCCATCGAATACCTCCGATAGGCTCGTTGGCTGGAATTCAAGAATGCCGAGGTTCGTTGTTGCGACGAAAGTACCCTCAAAGCTGCCTACGACCGTCTGTGCATCTGCCTTCCTTGTAATCAATGGGACTGCAAGCCCCTTGATGGTTTCTTTCGCCTGGCTGCTCCATCCGAATGCAACCCCGGTCTGTGCCGTGATAAGGTCTAGGATATATTGTACCGTCACGCTTGGCTGGATTGCTCCCTTGTCGGCATAACCAAAAGAGCCACCTCCACCAAATGAACCGCCGCCGCTCGAAGAAGTCTGTACTTCCCTGCTGCTGGCTCTCGCCCGGTTCTCCGTCTCGCTCTTAACTTGAATGGTCGTTCCAGTGCTGTATTCCTTGATTGCGTTGATGACAAGCCACTCTGCCGTGGCTGGTGCTTGAAGGTCTATATCGATTGGCTCACTCTCGCTGGTGTACTTCACGCTGTATGGTGCGAATCCCGATGTCTTGTATTGTGTTCCGCCCGAAACGTAGTAGTTGCTTTCCGAACCTTCGCCTGCTATCCAGTAGAGCATTCCGTCCTTTGATGGCTTCACGTAGATAAGCCTTCCTGCCTGCTTATACTTGGTTACGTTCACCGTAATTTCTGTTCCACCCTTGCCTGCTGGTATGTCTTCCACTCCCCAGGCTTCCGTAAACCCGGTTGCAGGGTCGTAGCTTCCGTATTCCACCTGCCCTGCTGGTGCTTCGTCCATCAATGCAAATCGGATGCTGATAGTCGTCATAGCAGTTTTCGTGTCTCCACTGGCGCAAAGGATGCCTGCGCCTATTGTTGCTTGCAAAATCGGGTCGGGTGCTGGTATGGTCGGATTGGTTTCCGCCTCGGTTGTTCCTGCATCCGCAGCAAGGCTCACGATGTTCTTGTTGGTATCGAGTATTGCCCAGGTTCGATAGTCCCCCTTTCCCAACACTTTGCTGATGGTTGCTCTCATTCCAGCCTCGAAAGGTATGATTGTGCACCGGTAGGCACCATCGGTCAGCACCTCTCCAGATACATATATTCCGACCTCTGTTCCTGTTCTTATCTTGCCGTCAACGAGTGAATATGTCGTGTTGCTGTTCCCTCCAACGTTGCGGTCATAGCCCTGCCAATCCTCGCTTGATGTCTTGACCGCTGCAGGATTGTAGCTTCCATAGAAAACTCCCTCGGTAATCGCCTTCTCGTAGGTGTAGGAGCTGTTGTTTCTGTTGAACCGCAGATACTTCGTGCAATTCAACTCGTTCAGTTTCAATTCAGACGACTGAAGCGTTGCCAGTGCCTGGAACAATCCCCAATAAATTGAAATTTCGATGGTTTCCTTTACGCTCAGGACGCTTGCCCTTCCATTGCGGATAATCTCCAGTCCGTTACGGAAATAACGTGCTGTGTGGAAAATATAGGGGTATTTGCTGCTTGTGCTCGGTTTCCCTGCAAACTCCATCACAGCCATATTGTGCGCTGTCTTGGGCAGGTTGATGGTGTATGTCGTGTTTGCGGTCATTTTCATTATGTCACGGAAAAGGTTGCTCTTGATGTCGAGCGTGATTGCCGTTTCCTCGCTCATATCCATCAAAATGCCGTCAATGTATAATTGCTGGTCTGTCATAGCTGCTGAATCTGTGTATTGTTAATAACCAGGTTGCAGACGAAATCCTGCAACTCTGCCGTTGTCTTGATGTACGTTCCTGCCTTGATTGTCACGCTCTGCCACTTGTTGCCCCCGAGGTACATATCCACGACCGGACTGCTGGCTAGGTCTTGCAGGAAATCGAACGTCTCGCTGTCCACCAGTGGTGCGCAAAGCGGTATGGTGTCCTCTCTGCTGTAGCCCTGCCGTCTTCCGTTCACTCCAAGGAAGCCGAATATCGTATCGTCATACCCTCCGAGGTTGTTGCGAATGAAGCTGGTGTCGCTGCTTATCGCCCTGCTCTCATCGCCTTGCGTAAATAGCCAGTAACGGTAAAAGCCGTGTCGGTCAACCCACCGAAGATAAATGCCCTTCTCCGTGTCGTTCCTTTCTATCCTTGCAAGGAGAGACTGCTTGCCACCGCTCGCCATCGCAAAGGTAAGGTCGAAAACGTCCGTGAACGTTCCCTGCTCTATCTTGCCATCGTAGTCGTAGATGTTCCAGTACCTCGCCTTGCTTGGCAGAACACTGTCATTGATGTCCACGATGCCATCGATGCCCGGCTTGACTAACTTGTTTGGTGCTCCCTCGTAGCCGACAAGTATCTGGGAAGCAGCATTGGTATAAAGACCAAAGGAGAATGGAAAATGCGTGAACCAAGTGAGCCTCTTGAATCCGTTCCACGTCTCGCCTGCCCTCATCGCTCCCCACACGTAGAAGGTCGTGTAGCTGAATGTAGCAAGGTCGCTCCCCTCGCTGTCCTTGACCTTCACGGAAATATTGAACGCTGCCCCGAGTTTGCTCTGCTGAATCTCCTTGGTGTAGTCAAGGTTCCCGAAGCTGATGCCATCGAAGAGTGCCTGCACATATTCCCGGTAGTCCATGATGCATTTATCAGCAAACGCTTCCACGCTGTACGTGTGCGCCCTGGTCTCCCTGCTGATGGTTGTCTCGATGCTCGCAACGCCCGAGCCGCTTGCCTTGATGATGCAGGGAAGGAATGCGAAGCCTACAGCGTCCGCATACTTAATCGTGATGCCGTTTTTCGTTGTCTGTCTCATACCGTCTCATTGTTTAGTTTGATACTCCCCACCGACTGGTGGATTAAGAAAATAAGTCGCTGCCCCAGCCGTTTCATCGTGTCGGGCACAACGTTGCTGTACACGTCAGCCCTGCCGCCAGTGCGGTGCAGCCTAGAACCCTTGCTGGCGATGGTGTGGGCGATTGCCCCTGCCATACTCATATCGCCACGCTCTTGCGGTGTGTACTTGTGCGGTCGCTGGGTCTTGTAGGGGATAGGTGTGCCGTGCAGTCCCTTGTCCTTCATCCACTGACGGATGATGCCACGGAAGCCGTATGGTATCTTTCCAGCCCTTCGTCCAGTCTCAAGAACCCCAAATGGCTTGTGTCCCCAAAGGATGGTCTCATCCTCGCTGGGCTGCTCCACCTTTAGGCTCGCTATGGTGCGCCCCGATGCGTTCTGTCCGTTGATTCTGATGTGGTTGATGATAAGCTGCCGTGCTCTCTCCACTTCCTCCCTCATTATCAGCGATGCCGCCTTGGGGTCGAATTGAATACCTCCCTTGCTCATACCACACACCCTCCTATGCTCTGTGTCAGCTGAAGGGAGTACATTACGCCCGACACGATCGTGCTCAGCCGCTCGATGATGGTCTCGTAGTACTGCTGCCCCTCCAGCGGTTCGAACTGGTGCGACTGGTTGATGGCTCGTATCATCCTTGCCCCTGCCACCTTCATACGGTCGATGCACTCTCCGTTGTCTTCTCCTTCCGCTCCCCTCGGTACGGTGTCGAGATAAGCCAGGGCAACGTTCACGGTGTCGTAAACCCTGCCGTTGCGTATCTCTGTCGTGCCGCTGGCTGGGATGATGCACACGATTGCCGGGTAGCTCAGCTTCTCCAGCTTGGTGTCCGCTGTGTCCCAGTCCTCGAAAAGGTAGGTGTAGTCCGGTAGCGTGTCTGCTGCCAACTGCTTTAATGTTTCTCTGATTGTTGCCATAATTATCTGGATTTACGTTTCATCTCCTCCGCCTGCAACTTCTGCAGGTTCCGCTCGTAGAGACTTCTCTTGTAGTCCATCTCCATACACTTGTAGATGCGAAGCCACGGTGTCTTCAGAACTTGGTCGTGGTCGCTTATGCCCATCCTTACCGCATACCAGTCCAGCATACCGAACAGTCCGAAGCGCAGGGTGTCGATGCCTGCCTCCTTCTCCAGTCTCGTTGGCTTCACTGTGTCGGTGCTCTCGAAGAGCTTGTTGATGCGCTCAACCTCTGCTGTTACCCATCCGATGAGCATAACGACATCAACCGCCCTAGCCTGCTCCACTTCCTTGTGGCTCAGACCGAGGACGGTTGTCACTATCTGATACAGACTTTCCTCGCTGTCTGATAGCTGGGAAAGGTCAATCAGCTGCCCGATGGATAGCTGGTTGAGGTTGTCGGGCACTTGTTCCCCTCCGACAAACGCAGGTCGTGGCTGCTTGCCGATTTTATAGCTGGTGTGCCTTGCCACTGCCAGCCAGTACTTGAATGTCGTGTTCTTATCCATACGCTTTATAATTTTGTCGTAGTTATTGTCTCAATACGTGCGCCCTAGCCGTTCCGTGGCTTGCTACGGATAGCTTCTTCAAGGCTACGTATCGTATTGCGTCTATGCCGTGGTTGAATGCGTCTATAGGCTGGTTCGTGGTCTCTCCATCCCTTGACTTCTTCCACTTGTATTGCTGCATATTCTCGATGATGCCGTGGCTTCGTCTGGTTATGTTGATGCGGAAACGCTTCAAGATGTCGATGCCGTTGTTGATACTGTCCGCTCCCTTGGTGCTTCCTATTATCCACAAACCTTGGTTGTGTATCTCCTGAATGCTCTTAGGCTCTGCCGAATCCGCAATGATGAGGTCTCGTTTCGTCAGTCCTTGCTCCTTGCATCGGTCTGCGATGTCTTCGTTCGTCAGTCCGGGCTGGTAGATTTCCTCGTCCACCCATAACTCTCCGTGCGCCAATATAAGGTGCTCCAGTGCTGTCGGGTCGTTGGTGAATCCGAAGTCCATACCCCTGCACTCCATCTTCCACTCCTCCCTTGGTGGCAGCTTGTCAACGATGCCCCAGTTGGTGAATATAAGCCCGGTTATCTTTCCAGTCAATCCTCTAGCGTACACTCTCCACAGTTCGGGGTCGTCAATCTCTTCAATTTTTTTGTGCTCCTGCTCAGTCAGAAATCGGTTGTTTCGGTGGTCGCTCAGTATCAAACGGCAGTCATCCCTTCCGATGATGTTGTTGTGCACCCAGAACCTTGCGCTTGGATTGTAATCGATGAACACCTGCTTTCGGGTTCGGATTGCAAGCTGCCAAAACACTTCGTAGGGCACACCATTCGCCTCGTTCACGAACAGGTAGTCTCGCTTACCGTTCTTGGCATCCTGCGCATCCTGGTAACTCTTGAACTCGATGATTGAGCCGTTTTTCCCTCTGTAGCTGCTGTCGCTCTTGTTGTTCTTGAACCAGTCAAGAAGCTCTGCCCTTGTGTGCAGGATGGTGTCTAGGTCTCGCATGGCTCCCACCTTCAAGTTCGGGAGGTCTTGACCGCACACCGTGATAATTGCCATCGGATGCTCAAAAGAAAGCACTATAAGACGCTGCATAATGGTGTATGTCTTCCCCGAGGACGTGCCTCCTTGGTTCACGAGAAACCTTGGCTTCACGTCCGCATTCGGGGCGTACAACTCACCAATAACGTCAAATAGTGCCATTCTTCAAACAAACTAAAACTTAAAACAATTTATGGTAAAATTAATCTATATCCAATCCCTCACGCTCGATTACTTCCTGCTCGCTTGAAGCACACTCGTGCCCCGAGTTGATGTAGCGTACCTCGATGCCGCCTTGGAATCCTGCGTTCAAATCAAGTACAACCTTATCCAGTCCGAGCAGCTTGCAGATTTGCGTCTCAGCTTTTAGGATGATGTCAAGATACCTTGGGTCTCCGAGCCCTCGCTTCTCAGCATCGTACATTATCGCCTTGACGGTCTCCATCGTTACCTGCCCAGTTGCAGGATTCTCGTTTGGAAGTCCGACTTGCGTCTGTGTCTTGCCGTGGTAGTCTTCCTTGGATTTCTCCCAGGCTTCCCAGGCTTCACGTATCACCAACTTCAACCTTGCAACCTCGCTGGTTATCTTTTCGTCCGTGTCGGTCAGTCTCTCTTCCCTCCACTCCTTCAATAACCGCTGAATGTCGCAGTGCGCTTGGTTGTATTTCGGTCTGTCTAGACGCTTGCGAACCTCTGCCGTGATTTCCCGCTCCGTCCATCCCTTGCGGTATAAGGGTGCGATAATCTGCAAGCGGTTCTCGATGTCGATTTTCTGCGCTCGATGTTTGTTGTTATTACCTTGTGGCATACGATTCTGATTTTAAAATTTCGCTCCATTGTACTTGTACACGATGTTCCCCTCGCTGTCTCGTTCGTCAGCTGGTACCATTGCCCCTTCGAACATCTTGTATGGTGAGTGCGCTGCCTGCGGATTGTTCCAGCACCACTTCATGTAGTCGGCTGCGCTCATAGTGTAATACTTCGAGTATTTTTCACGTGTTCCCAGGTTCATCGCCTTCTCCAGTCTCGCCCTCAAAAGGTTCTCTGCATCAAGCTTGATGTCGCTCCACCTCACGTATCCCTTGCGCTTGCAAATGTTCAGTGCTTCGTCCATCGTGACAATGTGCTGCAAGGCTTTCAGTCGCATATTTCCACCCAGTGCGTGGAATGTCTCATCAACAACAATCGGGCGCAGGGTCAACATTCGTGGAAACACGATGATGCTCTGCACCAGCTTCTGAAAGTTCGCTTGGCTTATCTCCCTAGGGTTCGCTTCGTTCTCGCTGACCCTCGATAGTGCGATTTCTTCTGTTTTCATTTTCTTCTTGTTTTAAGTTCTAAAAACTGCTTATTTGATAAACATTGGCGCAAAGATACGACTTTTTCGCTTTATCTGTTCGTTCTTCGTGCACTTTTAACTTTTATCAACATTCCATCCATCAAAGGCTCTGATGGTCTTCTACAGGGTTGTCTGTGCCTTTGGCTTGACCTTGACCGGGTATCCTGCGCACACCCAGGCGAGGAGGAGTGCGTCTCTCTGGTCTTGGTTCATTCTCGGTAGCTTTCCGTCTGAGCTGATGAAGTAGGCGATTTCGTCTTGTGTTATTTTTCCGTCTTTGCCTTTCCAGCACTTCTTCAGCGGCTTGATTATCTCGTAGGGGATATTGTAGTGCTCGCAGCATTCTACGATAAGGATTCCGGTCTGATGGTTCATCCCGGTTGAGCGTCCGATTGCAGCTGCCTTGACTGCTGTCATAAATCTGTTCAGTACGTGCCAGTTGCTCTTGTTGAGCCATCCGCCTTCAATGACGACCTTAACCTTCTTGCAGCTCTCGTTCATAGCCTTGAGGTAATCTATCAAAGCCGGGAAGTTCATTTTATAGGCGAGAAATTTCTTGTCGTCAAATACTGCTCCGACACCGCTTTCCTTGATGTCGGGGTCGATTCCGATTATAACTGTTCCTTTTTCCATTTCGTTTTACTTTTGTTTTATTTTTGATTTTCTTTTTCTGTTATTTTCTTGAAATTTTCGTTCTAAGCCGCTATCTCTGTGTCTGTGGGTAGTTGTTCGGGTTGAGGAGTCCTACGTGCGTGTGTGCGCTTGTGTGCGCTTGTGCGCTAGCTCCCTACTATTCCTATCCTCTACCCTATAGTCCCTTCTCCTTTCATCGTCTTGCAGGCTTGAAACGGTAAAATCGAGGGAGTGCCTGGCGATATGCAAAATAAAGAATATCTCGTACCGAATGAGTTTATTCCACAAACACCCCCTCTTTGGGTTGCAGGAAGTTCCCGATGTTCCTTGTTTCGGGATTCCTGCACTACAATCTGTCTTCTGTTATTTCATTTCTTCGTGTTCCACCTCGCTTTCTTTTTTATCGGAATGAATGCCGGACGACTCTCGTCTTTCCGAGCTGTCAGATTAAAAAAATATTAAGTGAATACATTGAGCGCAAAGATACAGTCTCAAATGTGTTAAACTTTATATTGTTTGCCGTTTGCGGCATTCATTCGCTGGTTAAGTACTTATCTTGCTGCTTGTAGCAAAGATTGCTCCTTCTTTCTCCTTACACGCTCTGCAAGCCATTTGAAGTGCTCTGCCGCCTGCGGATCACGGAAAAAGGAAGCCTGCGCTTCCAGGCTTGCCCTATCAAGCTTCTTTCTTTCGGCTTCAATTCTCCGCAGCTTCTTCTGCTTGTCGTTGTAGCCCTTGACCTTTTCTGGGTTCGCCTTTCTCCAGTCGCTCGCAAGCTCAATCAATCTCTGTCGGTTCTTGCGGTAATACTCCGAGTTGTACTGAGAGACGTTGCGCCTTATACGCTGCCTTTTTCCGTACTCTCTGATTCTGTCGGGATTCGCCCTTCTCCATTCCCGGTTCCTCCTCATCATCTCGTCACGGTGCAGGGCGTAGTATCTGCGTGCTCTCTCACGATTGTGCTCTCTGAGTTCTTCGTCAGTGTATTTCTTCTTTCTTCCCATTGCATTCCTTGATGTCTTGGTGTTCAACATATCGCCTGCGAGTTGGGCAGTACCTGCCGTTTATGCAGTTCCGCCCTTCCTCGCAAGCCTTGCAAAGTTCGCTCGCCATAGGCTTTCTAGAATGGGTCTGACGTGAAGGCAAGGTGCTCATTTCCCTCGTATGGGATGCAGATGGCGAAGTCTGCTCCTATACCGCTGTGGATAGGCAAGACGGTGTATCTACTCGCATAATTCTCTCCACGGTCACGAACAAATAACGCTGGAATCCAATTGGATTCCTTTCTGCTCCTTACCAGCACCTTGTCGAAAGGCTTGAATGGTGGCTGCTCCTTGCTCTTCTTCCATAGGGTGCAAGCCTCCTTGAACGTGATGGCTTCGTCCTCTGTTGCTTCTCGCAGTTCCTCGTGTACGCTGATACGCAGGTCGAAGGCTTGGTCGGTCACGAACTTCTCGTTCTCGATTTCGTACTGGTTGCCGAATGATAAAGTGTCCTCGCTCTCGTTCTTGCCGATGAGCTTGCCGATTATGGTCAGCTCTCCGTCCTCGTCTTCCTCGTTGAAAACGTAGAGTTTTCCGATTTCGAACGCTGGCTTCTCAATCTCCAGGGTCTCACGGTTCAGCTTTCCGCCCAATCGCTTCTCGATGGATCCGATGTAGGTCTTGGCTGCATCCTCTGTTTCTAGAGTGAATTCTTCTGTTATGGCGTTGTCACATTCTCTGAGGTAAGTATATCCTTTCTTGCCATTTTTGCAATAATAATAATTACCAGCAAAAATTGTGTAAGTATCATCTGTAAACTTCTCGAAGATAATATTCGCAGCACCATCTTCGGTAACCAGCACGTCTCCCTTCTTCCAGGCAAACTTGCTCCAGTCTCTCATTTTATCGGATGGAAAAAGCAGGACTTCTCCTTCCTCCACGTATTTTCCGTTTTTATCGAAGGTGTATTCTGCGCCATTATTGGTGTTGGTAATAATTGCCTCAGCTGCTTCCTTGTTGCCTTGGAGGTAGCGGAACTCAACCTTTCCGCACATTGGCGTATATAGTGAAGTGCCTTCTGTCTTACCCTTCAAAATCTCATAAATATCAAAATCTTTCTGTTCCATAATCTGAATGTTTTTATTGTTTGTTACTCTTGTTTCTTTTGTCTGTTACAGCTTGACGTGTCCCAGTTTCTTGTACAGTTCAACCAGCTCCATGGTATCGAGCCAGAAGTCGGTGTTGCCAACGTATACGTGATGGCGGTGGCTGTCCGTGATGATTTCAATCTTTTTCATTTTCAACTGCGTTTAAAATTGTTCGTGTCCGCATTGTAATCCTTTAGGATACATTCTAGAGCCTTGATTTCATCATCTGCCAACCAGATGTCTCTGTTGTCGATTGACAGATGATGAAGACCGCATTCACGGACAAGTATGATATTATTAACTCTGTTCATAGATAACTATTTAAAAAGTTCCATCTGTGGATGAACGATGTCTGCCCGCTTCTTCTTTGCTGCCCAGATGAGAAGGCTGACGTTCTTGGTTCCAGCCTTCTCCGAAAGGTAGCCGATGATGTAGGTCAGTGCATCTTGAACCGCTTCTGCCTCACTGCCGTAGAAGATGCTGATGGTATCATATCTGCTCGGGTAGCCGACCTGGCTTTCATACCCGGTCTTCCCGTTCTGAATACTGAACCCCCATATCCAGCCGAACTGCGTCTTGGCGGTCGTCACCTTCCATCCCCAGTTGTCTGCACCCTCTACGGAATACTCGATTACGTGCGGATTGATGCAGAAATCCTTGATGGTGTACTTGAAGCCTTCGTGCTCTGCAACCGGCTTCTTGATGTCGTAGCTGTTATCGGTCAGCCACTTGAACCAGTCGTCCGAGGTCTTGAACACAAGCCCAGCGGCTCTGCATTCGTGAAAAAATAATTCATTCATTGCTATTCCCCCGATTTTTGATTATCAGCAATCAACTTGCGTAATCTAGATATAACCTCACCTGCGTTCTTATCGTGCACTCCTTCATAGAGTCCAAGATGCATCATAATGATGTTTAGTGCAGGGTCATCTATCTCAATAGCTCTTTCAGCGAGTATCCCAAGTACACGTGTCAAAATCGTAAAAGTCACAGGATAGGGAGTGCTTTTTGAACACTCAGCAATCTCTTTCAATAGACTTGGTAAATCAACCTTAAACACCATGTCGTTCATAACATAGTTCTGAACATTCTTGCTTTTGATTTTCTTCATATCATTCATACTTCTAAATCTCTATGAAGTGAACGCCCTTGTGGTCTTTTCTCTCGGTGTTCATACAAGCAAGGTTTCTGCAGGTAATGCCCTTTCCCTTACTGTCCAAGATGCAATCGTAGCAGTTTTCATCGGATAGGTCTATATCCTCAACCACCTTGCAAATTTTGCCCTTGATGCTGATTGTCGCCCCGATTGGGTATTCTACTTTGATACCTTCCTCGCTTACAATGGGTACTTCTTTCTGTTCTACCATAATTCTTTCGTTTTAAGCGTTTAAAATCTGTTTGCCTTAAATTTACCGTCCGAACCGAGAAAACGGCTCAGAGCGGCTTATTTTACCCTCATTCGTTATTTTTCGGGCTTCCAGTCGATGCCCAGTCGCTGCAGAACTCCCTTCTCGTAGAATCTCTCCAGTGAATCCTTGGCAGGCTTGTTCCTTGGGTTCTTCTTCAAGTCGGCAAGGTTCTGCTGGATTACCCATAGGAACTTGTTGTCCTTGCTCTGCTGGGATTCTGGCTGTCGGTGCTTGGCTTGCTCGTAGCGTTCCCCGATGCTCGGTCTTGCCGTTGCCGCTGGATCCTGCGCCCTGGCTTCTGCCGATTGCGGCTGCTGGCTTGCGGCTGGCTTGGTGTTGTCGTAGTTGCCCTCCAGCACCTTCGGAAAATATTTCCTTGTCATTACCCAGTCGTATGATGCCCAGGAATGCCCTGCGTTCAGATAGTCGCTAGCCATAGCCTTGTCGATGGCTAGGTAAATCTTGGAAATATCTCCCTTGCAGTCCTTGAGCCTTCCTCTGATTGCCTCCTTGCGGTTGTCCGTCATCAACGTAAGCCTTCGCATTGCGCTGTTGGTCTTGTCGTGCTGCTCGTTCCAGTAGTCCTTGATGGCTGCGTAGTCGATTTCGCCTTTCTTGGTCTTCTTCTCAGAACTTTTTTGCGGCTCTGCTGCAGCGCAAACGTTTTTCTCGGAAAAACTTTGCATAGAAGCTTCTTTAGAAGGTTCTAATATATCTGTTTCTTTAGAAACATCACTATCACTATCACTATCACTATCACTATCACTTAAGCATCCATTTGCATGCAATTGCATACTTTTGTATTCTTTTGTATGCTTTTGTATAGGGTTGCATGCTTCTGTATCGTTTGCATCCTTTTGCATCCCCCAACGCTTTTGTGCGTTGGCTCGCAACCGTTCGCATTTCTTCTGATACTTGGCTTGATTTCGGTCTATCTTGTCTTTGATAAAAACGAAAGCCATACGCACCACTGGTTCTAGGTTGATTACCTCGCCATCCCTTGCGTAGATGAAGAGTGCCCGGGTCAGTTGACCGAGTTGCTCATCCGTCAGCCCCTCGATTAATTGATAGTCTGAAGTGTATAGTATAAATGAATCGTTCATAATTTTATTCTGATAATGATAGTTTCTTTTCCAGCTTCCGTTTGAGCACGGTAGCCATACGGATTTTGTTCCGCTGGCTTGTGTCGGTCGGTGCTGTCACTTTCCCACCTAGGGAAATATAATTCTCCAGTTGGGAAATTATATTCCTTAGGTCGGTTTTTGATATAGGAACGCTAGCCATAAGCCTTACTTGATAAGTAATCTTCGTGCTCCCTGCACCTGCTTGATGTAGGCGGCGCATTCCTCCGGATGGTCTGTCTGAAAAGCCTTTGCATCGAACTTCTCGCTTGCCTTCGGTGCTTTCCACGTTGCCAGCGTCTTGCCGTTTCCGTCCACGATGCTCTCTGCGTCCCCGAAGAACAGCTTCAAGTTGTCCTCGATTTCCTTCTGTCGGTTCTCCAGTGCCTTGCCCTTCTCCTTGATGTCCTTCAGCTCGATGAGCATATCCCCGACTTCGGCTGTGGCTTCAATCTCCTTTCCTGCCTTGTGCAGTGGCGACTTCAAAAGAACGTCTTGTGCGCTGTATGCAGGTGGCTCTTGGTTTCCCACGATGTAGTCAAGCCAAAACTTGGTAATCTCGTCCCTCATCCATCTGTAAAATTCGGGGTCAAAGTCGATGTCACGGTAGCCGAACTCCCTGCCTGCTGTCAGCCAGGCAAGTGCTCCGTCCTTGTATTCTCCCACTCCGAGGTTCATCTGAAGCTGGCAGAACCAATGCTTCGGAAGGTCGTCTGCATCTATCTGCATCTGCGTTGTCTTGCACTCCAGGATGCTCTTGCTCGCCTCGTTGTGCGTTGCCCCGACTCTCCAGAAGGTGCGGTCTGGGCTTACTCTCAGATATGGCGCATCGGTGTTCGTGATGGTGTAGTCGTCCGTGCTCGCCTTGATGATGTGGCAGTGGCTCTCTCGCTGGAAGAACTGCGCCACGGCATCCTCCAGCAGGTGTCCTGCAACCATCGCAAAGTTCTCAACCTTTGGTGGGTCGATGCCCTTCTTGCGTCTCCACAACTGGTATGGCGTTTCCCACGGATTCAGTCCCAGTACCGTGCCTGCCTCTGATGCACCTATTCCGTTCGAGCGGTTCTGCAACCACTCCTCTCTGTTCTTGTACTTGATAATCTGTTTCATTGTCTGAATGTTTTTATTTATCCATTAAGAATCTTCTTGCTGCTTCGATGATGAGTTGGCGAAGGAATTCATCCCTTTGCATTGATTGAGCAATTCCGTCTGAGAGAAAACTGGTTTTACCGTGGTAAGCAATATGGAAATCGAATCCTTGGTGTCCGTCTTCGTCTGTATCTCCAGTCGTCTCAGCTGCAATCTGAAGATAGTTTCTTTCTTCCTCGTCTTCCTCAGCCCATGCCTTGTAACCGTTTGCGGTTCTATCGAAGTACTTGTCGATGGTGCTCTCGTGTCTCTGATTGTCTGTTTCGTTCTGTTTCTTCATTTGATTACTGAATGTTTAAAAGTTGCCACGGCTTCCCTTTGTCTCGATGGGACCCCACCCCATAGGTTGCACCGTGGCGGTTCGGGATATTATAATAAAATGGCTTATTTCTTCTCTGCCTTGCCAGTCTTGCCCTGGCTGCGGCTCATTGCCTGCTGTGCCTTATTCTTGGCATCATCGGCTGCTGCCTGCGCCTGCTGCGCGATGGCTTCCTGCTGCTTTGGCTTCTTGAAGGTCTCCTCTACAGTGGACGTACCTTCCTTGATGGCGTTGTACACACCGCCCATCTTCTGAATGTCCTCTGCCGTGACTTCCTCGGCTGATTTCCTGCCCAGGTATTCCAGCAGCATAAGGTCTGTTACCTGGTATACTTGGAAGCAGGCTACGCAGCTCTTCCACTGGCTCTGTACGCCAGTCTGCTTGATGTGTTCCAGTGCCTTTGCCTGCACTTCCTTCACTACGCTTGCAATCAATACCTGCGGCACGACCTTGCAGATTGCGTTACGCTGTGCAATCGCCACCGCTGCATTGCCGACTACCACCTGCATATCCTGCGAGAAGATGTAGCCCTTAGAGGTCAGAATGCTGCGCTTCACTTCAACGGAGTAGGCAACATTGCTCTCGAGGTCGTGGCAGATGCCTTGTGCCGTGATGGTCTTGCCATCGTTGGCGATGATGCGACCCGCGATGCGGAGGTTCTTCCAGCAGGCAGATATAATCTCAGTGAATCTCACGCTCGGACCCTCGATAATAGAAACCTGTCCGTCCTTGCCCTTGCGTTCGAGGTGATAGAAGCAGTTGTATGCCACATCATCGTCCATCGCTGCCAGTGCTACCATATTCTGCTTGCACTGTGCAATGTCTCTCGGGAACTTGTGCGCTGTGGCAATCTGTCCGTCAATCTCCGAGCGGTTGATGGCTTCCAGCATTTCGCCACCACTTACTTGAATAATCTCATTTTCCATAATTCGTTCAATTTCTAGTTCAACATAATCTTTTAATTAACTCTAGTGGAAGGCTGGGGATTCGAACCCCAGTTGACTGCCAAGACTTACCCCACCCTTACCTGCTGCCGATGGATGCCCTTCCTTTGTAGGGCGCACGCTGTCAGTTTCCGCATATTTGCAGTAAACACTAACAACGAAAAAACATTAACCATTCTAACCAATATGAATCTTTGCGTGCGCCATTTGCCAACCGCTGTTGGGATTGTCAAAAGCTTAAACCAGTTGAGCCATAAGGCTGTCGAGCCTGCTTTCGCTGAAAGCGTCCATCGGGTCTTGGTCTGCGTGCTGGCTGTTCTCCTCCAGCCAGTCGTCCATCACGTCCTTGTAGTTGACGCAGCCCTCGATGGCTTCCTCCAGCCGCTCGCTGTCGTTATTGTTGCTCTTGTGCGTCACGACAGCAATGTTGCCCACGCTGTCGCACCATACGCAGATGCCTCCTGCCTTGGTCTTGATGTCCACCCTTGCAACCGCTGGTCGCTGTGGGTCTCGGTCTATCTCCAGCCAGATGGCTTCGTACATCTTCTTTCTGCACTCCTCGATTATCTTCCTCATAGGGCAACCCTCCACGCTCTCTTGATTTCTGCGCCATCGATAACCTTGCGGTTGTCGATTCTACGGAACTTGACCTTCATCTTTCCAGCCTGCAACCATCTGCGCAGGGTGTTGCGATGAATGCCCAATGCCTTGCAGGTCTCTGTCATTGTGTATCTGCCTGCATCCGCTACCTTTGGTTCTATGTTCGTCATATTATGCCCTCCAAAAGATTAAAATTGATACTACGGCAGCAAATGCCACTGATAAGAACTCGTCACTTGTCATAAACTCGATAAACTTCTTCATACGCTCTGAATGTTAATTGGTTCGACTTGATTACTTGCGCACGGCTGTACGTCTCTTCTTGGGTGTTATCAATCCAGCCTTGATGAGGATGACACGCACGTTCTGCTGAGTGCAGCCTACGCGCTGCGATACTGCAAGCATTATTCTGCTGTCCGAAGTCTCGGCAGGTGCCTTTGCCCGGAAATCTGCAAACATCGCAATGATGTTCTTCTTTCGTTCGTCCTGCTGCTTCTGCAGCGGTGTTCGAAAATCATAATTGAAATTTTCTCCCATTTTTATTTGTATTTTAAATTATTTTCTTTATCTTTGCAAATGAGTTTTTAAACTCGCTTTGTAATTCGGTTGCAAAAATACAAAAAGAAAATTGAAAAACAATTGTTTTACGGTTGTTTTTAGTAAGTTTTTAATTAATTTTAAATTGATTTACAATTATGAGTGGAGAAGAATTAAAGCAGTATATAAAGCGTTCGGGCTTGACAATGAGCGATGTAGCTAGAGAACTGGGGACTACACCACAGAATGTGCAGGCTCGTCTTGGTCGTAAAACTATAAAGATAGATTTTATCCAAAAGATAAAGGAAATCATAGACAAGTGTGCCCCTCCCCTACCAGCCGAGATGGAAGAGGCTGTCTTCGGTTCAAATGTCAATGGTTCGAACAGCTCAAACGTTTCCCAGTCAATAGGTAGTGATGCAGCACTGCAGGCTAGGGTCGAAAGCTTGGAAAGTGAAAATTCCTTTCTTCGAAAGCAAGTTGAAACGCTGCTTGCCATTGTGGGACAAAAATAATTTAGTAACTTTGCAAAAGGAAAAAGTATGGTTAGTCAAAAAACAACAAACGATAGGGAGACGGACAGAAGAAAGCTCTTGGCTGGGTATCTCTACGACTGCTCTAAAATGATGTACGGAAGCGTTGCTGTCGGTGGTCTGTCTCCTCTTTTCACTGGCAAGGAACTTGCAATGGTGAATATAGCGTGTATTATCTTTGGCTTCCTTGGCGGTGCTGCAATCGCCAATGCTGCTAATTATATAATGAAATTTAAAAGTTAGAGATTATGGTAACATATTTGTTTTTTAATGTATTCGTGTTCGTGATGAGTGTTGCGTTTGTTCTCTTCTTGAAATCAAAAAGAGGTCAGAAGTGGTTGCGTGAACTTTAGTTCTCGCTCCAGGTATAATATCAACTAAAATTCTAAGTAACGATGAAAGATGAGGATTTCATAGAGCGGAAGGAGAAGGTTCTTCTTGCCGCTCTCGGTAAAAGCTGGCTATGGAAAGCCAGCAGGTTGATAATAGGCATCATCCCTCCAGTGGGTGCGTTTGTGATGCTGGTGCACTGCACCCTGCTCTCGTTCGGCATTCGGGTAAAACTCACGGAGTGGATATTCGACTGCTCGCTCTTCGGCTTCATCGCCTGGATCATCGTCAGTCTAGCCTATGGGTTCTGCTGGGTGCATCGGGCGTTCTCTACCTACAGAGTGCTGATTTCGTTCTGCATCGACTTCCAGCGTTCCTTCGGGTTCGGTGTCTTGTGCCATCCGCTCCATCTGCTGATGGTCGCCCTAGGGCTGCTTCTCTTCTTCATCTTCATCAAGAAAAAGGCTTGGAATGAGTTCTACGAAAGAAATATTAATCATTTAAATAAATAGCGTATGGGAAGTTTCATTAATGGGCTGGCAAAGGGTTTCATTCGCTCTGCTGTCAATCAGGTAGGAAGGGATGCTGGTCGTGTAGTCAGCAATAACATCTATGGCGATGCTCACTCTATACCGCACCGCAATGTTTCCGCTGGCGGTGCTGGTCGTATAACTGGCGTTGGTAAGGTCGAGGATGAAGGAACTGTAATCATCGAGCCTTCTGAAGGAAAAGCTATTGCTTGGTGCGTGGTTGCTCTCTTCTTCAATTTCCTAGGTGCAGTCATCCTTCTTGTCGTTGGCTACAGAAAGCTGAAAAACAAATACGTTGCAAGTGCTTGGCATTATGAATCCCAGGCGGTCTATGTCGCTGATGGTCGCTATAAGGCTGGGGAGCGTTATGATGGGCACCAGTTAAGCAGACGAAAGATAGAGGTTTCTGCTGATGAGTTTATGATTGAAAAGAATGAGAAAATTGCAAAGATATATCTTTACGCTGGCTTTGCAATCTTCATTTGCTGCTTATTTGTTACAATTGCATCATTATGAAAAAGATAATAATATTATTCGTGCTTGCGCTTGTGTGCGTGGGTGTGCAGGCGCAAAGTAAAAATATAAAGACAATGCTCTTCTCAAAGCTGGGGTATGATGTGCAGGGAAAAGACACAATCTATTACGTTACGCTCTTGCAGTATCATAATTCATTGTCGTTCATCGGAAGAAACTCCTTGGTCGAGAATATGCAAAAGATACTCAATACCAAATTGAAAAAGGGAGAATCGTTTCAGCTCACAAACCCTGCAAAAGATGTCGTTTCATACAAAAGTAAGACAGCATTTTGGGTTAACCGAACATTCGCAATAAGTAAGGCTACAGCTGCAAAAACGCTTCGTGCCATCGGTATAGAGGCGTACACCCAACGAGAAAAGAACGCTAGAAACGACAGTATAGATGATGCGTACAAATTTTCGTATTGATTACCTTCTCGCCTACGAGGAATACCTGCCAGTGCTCACCCCTTCCGAGGTGGATGGGCTGCTGACTTCTCGCCCCTCGCTGGCTCAGTTGCAGGACTGGTCGCAAAGATTGAATAACCATCGTGCAAGGCTGGAAAGCGTTTTCAGTCGTGCCTACCAAAAGTTAAATGAATAA